GATTTCTTTCGGAAAGTTTATCGTCAGTTGTTTTGAGACTAGTTTTAAACTCTTCTAACTTTTCATGCTCAGTATTTCTGTTTTTAAATTGCTCGGTAATCGTTTGAATTTCTGATTCAAGTTCTCTAATCTGTTTTTGGTTGATAGAGATGTGAGTATTGTTTTTAGAAATGCCATTATTGAGTTTAGAAATCTCCTTTGTTAGTTTGACAAACTGACGCTCTTTTTCTTTTTCTTCTTCGATTGTTTTCTCTAAGTCTTCAAAACCTTTCTTAAGTTTCTTAGCCTCAGATTGAGCATCTTCAATCTTATTTAAGCGAAAGTCTTCTTCTATATGCTGTGTACAGGTAGGACAAACCGTATTCTCTTTGAAAAACTTATGTTCTTTGGTAATGGTAGATACCTTATTTGATATCTGTCCTTTAAAATTGTTCAGTTTGGACAGTTTCTTGTCAGCACCTACAAACTTTTCTTGACTCTTAGTAAGATCAGTAACTTGATTTTCTAAGTCACTATTGATCAAAACATAATTATCTGATTCAGATATTAAAGTGTCTATCTTCCTTTTATTTGAGTTGATGCTGTTTTTACTTTGATTTTCAAGTTCTTTAATAAACTTATCTTGCATTTTAATTTTATCATCTAAGTTCTCTTTCTTTAAACTTAATGATCTAACCTGTTCTTTTTGTATTCTTAGTTTATCTTTCAGTAAATTATTCATAAAAGAAAAGATACGAATATCAAGCAGATCTTCAATGACATCACGACGAACTGAACTTGACAGTTGCATAAAAGGCACAAAGGTACTACTTCCGAGTATGACTATCTGTGTAAATGATCTATAATTTACTTTGAGTATATTATCTTCTAATATTTTTTGATTTGATCGATCGTCAGCCTGTCGATGTAAAGGTTCTCCATTGACTTCAATATCAAATATATTTGGTTTGATGCCTCTTCGGACTACATATTCTCTTGCGTTTACATCAAACTCTAGTTCAACTAAGCAATCTCTTTCATTGACTGTGTTAAGTAATTGTAATTTATTAATCTTACGAAATGGTTTGTTGAATAAAACAAAGGTCAGTGCATCTAACAAAGTGCTCTTTCCTGAACCATTGTGACCAATTATTAAGTTTGTATTCTTTTCAAGGAAGTCAATCTCTGTCCAGTGGTCTCCTGTTGACAGAAAGTTCTTCCATTTAATCTTCTTGAACTTTATCATTATTAGTTGGAATCACAAGGTCATCGGGTGTGATGACAGCATACTTATAATTATACATGCTACAGGTCTTTATGGCAAGGTCATCATCAACTTCGATGATATCCATTTTACGATCTGCATCAATTTCTAAATCTTGTAGCATCAATTTATATCTTTCAGCATCATCCTCTTCTTCAAATAGAAAGAGAACTTTATCACCATTCGAGTCTTGAACAGCAAAAGCACCATCATCTCTACGGTGTTTGAGTGAAAGAAGGAACATTATTCTACCTCGCAGGCTTGTCTGTACAGATCACGAAAAATGTTTTTTACAATTCCTTTGTCAAACTCAATCTCAGATTCATCAATATAACGGTTTAAAATTGAAATTGTATTTTCATCTTCTTCAATATCGAAGTCTTGATTTTCAATAATTGCAAAGTTTTCAACAATTTTTAAATCATGAACTCCTGAACGATATAACTTATCAATAAATTTTTGGAATTCTTTTGGATCTGATTTCTTACGAACAATAACTTTTACAATTTTATTTTGATATTCAGTTGTATTAAACAACTTATGATTAGTATCTTCATAATATACATTATAAAACAATTTATAAGGATTGTTAATTGGAGTATGTTCTAAAGTATCAGTATCAAACAATGTAAACCCTCTAGGATCATTTACATCATTCCAAAACATCTCATATGGATTACCTAGATAATGTATTTTACCGTCACTCGAACGAGTATGAAAGTGTCCTGAAAATACATCGTCAAACTTATCAAAGACCTTAACATCCATACCATCTTCCATCATATGACCGCGAGTTGCCTTAAATCCATTTAACTCAAGATGTCCCATTGCAATCTTAGATTTGGAATTTTGAATCGCTTCAAGACTTTCATCATGATTATCAACACTTATCCAAGGTAAAAGAAGAATATTTAATCCATCAATATTAATATCAGTTGCCTTTGAATATGTTGTTATGTTATCATAATCAGTTAATAATAACTCAGGTGAATTTATTTCGTTTGTATTTTTGTAGTAACAGTCATGGTTTCCAGTGATTGCATGAACCTTATATTTCTTCATTGGTTCAAATACAACTCTCTTGGCCCACTCTAGACTATAGTAATCAATCGACTTTCGACTATCAAATACATCACCCATATGGATAATAGTATCAATTCCTTCTGCTTCCAACGAGGGGAAAAATACATTCTTGTAAAATAATTCAAAATAGTCATGTAAAAGTTTTGATCCCTTACGAGCACCGTAATGAGTATCTGTTATAATAGCAACTCTCATCTATTTTTCTTCTGTGCAATATTGTCCTTAATTGTATTATACTCAGACATTGCTCCTGTCAATGCTCCATCTTCAACTGTCATGACTTCATCAAATCCAGTCTTTTCAATAATCTTATTCTTAATATCTAATTGCTTCTTCTCCTTCTGTATGCGTCTTAGAAAGGCATAATGAATAATCTGTGTAAAGTATGCAAAAGGATTGCGAGACTTCTCTGGATCGAAATTATGAATGTATTGTACACAGTTCTCAATACCATCAGATATCATATCATCACGAAACATGTAGTTTACAAAGTTTGGTTTATATGACAGGTGTGTTGCGATCTTTAGAAAACAGGATCCAAGGTAATTGGTAATTCTAGGCTTCGGTAGATCTTTCTCTTTTGCAATAGCAACTTTCTCTCGATAGACTATCAATGCCTCTAAGAGTTCTTTGTTATTTACATAGTGTTCAGACTTCTTTCTAGGCATGACATCTTAATTGTCTTAACTATATTCTATTATAGCATATTTATTTTGATTGACAAGTTTAGTGACAAGATGACAATTATTTCAGTTTTATGAGGTGACAAGGTGACAAACTTAACATACTTGACAAGACCTTCAAATACATGTACAATAACCTTTGTGAGGTTTGAAGGGTAATTAAGACTCTTTTGAATCAGATTTAAAGAGCTCTTCAAGAGATTCTCTTTTCTTCTCTACACTAGATATATAACCTAATTTGGGGTCTCCTGATAATTTAATTTTACCTTTTTTAGATCTTGATTCTATAACAGCATCATCTTCTTCGTCTTTCTCATCAATATATTGCTTATAAATTTTAATAAGTTTTTGATCATGACACTCGATCATTGTAATTACTTTATCCATTTTGAGAACAAACATATCTTCATCACTATGTTCCATCCAAGGAGTTACCTTAATATAGTTTAAGTGATTCATTTGACTTAGTGTCTTCATTTTAATAGGATTATGTAAAATCAAAATAGGCTCATCATCACTCTCGTCTACACAAACGAGAGCAAATATCTCTTCTCCTGAGACTAGTTTGAGAATGCTGTAAAATTCGTCACCCATATTACTTAAATGAAATGTTGATGAGATCATAATTAAATTTCTCATAGTTATAGATCTTTAGTCTTTCTATGAGATGATTGAGTGTGTAATTGCGTCTTGTCTTGTAAGTAGTGTCATCTGCAATATCATATAAAGTTGCTTTTGTTTTGTTATTCCCTTTCCGAAGAACACGACCTATAGATTGTAGATTCCTAATTCTTGATTTAGAGGGAGAAGCGAAAATGATATTATGAAGGTTTTTAATGTTAATTCCTGTAGAGAAAGTTCCATATGATGCAACTATTATAGCATTGTTTTGAAGTTCAGTAATTTCCCGAACCTTCTCTCGATCCTCGGCATCCACACCACCATGAACAAAAAAAGTTTGACGCTGTTCAAGTACATTACTATTTATGAGGTCAAATAAAACCCTTCCGTGACCTTCAACTCTTGAAAAGAGTATAAGTGTATTACCTTTAAGATCAAGTGCAAGATTTCTTATAAAATTATTTCTTTTTTCACTATTAATTATAAACTGTATTTCATCTTCAAATGTTTCAAACTTTTGTGGTGGATGCTTAAGTAACAAAATGTTAATGTCAAGTTTTGCAACATGACCTTTGGTCATGAGGTCTTTCGTCCCTATAATCTTGTATGAGGGCCCGAATAAACCCTCTAGAACCCACTTGTGAGTCTGCGTACCATCCAATGTGCCAGTAAATCCAAACCGATACTTTGCATGGTCAAGTTTTGTCATTATAGATATTAATGACTTTGATTTAAATTGGTGCGCCTCATCCCCAACAACAACAGAGAATCGCTCAAAATACTTTCTGGGGAGTTTGTAGATTGATTGCCAAGTAGTAATAATGACTTGAGAGTCTGTCTCTCTTTCTTTTCCTGCGTAAATTTTATGACAAAATGAACCTACATCCCAACCATAGTCTGCAAAATCTTTATACATCTGTTCTACTAACGAAGTCGTCGGAACGACTATCAGAGTATTTTCACCTCGCTCAACATAATATCTCACAATCGAGTATATCATCAGAGACTTACCTGAAGCAGTTGGGGATATCAACAACTTTCTATTATGTCTTAAAGCGTCGTATACTCCCTCAATTTGATAATCACGGGGAGCATACTTACTAATTGATGTTATATAATCTTTGACACCCTCATATGAGATGTGCTCATTGACTTCAAATGGTGTGCCATAATATTCGTTGTCTACAAATGAATAACTATATTCGTGATCTTTACAAAATTTCTGTATCTTATCTAAAAGTCCAACATATATCTGCCCATTATTTACATTAAAGAGTCGAATCTTTCCATCCCAGTATCTTTTGCGATACTGTGGCATAAACTTAGCCCCCGGTAGTTCAAATGTAAACTGGTCTGACAGTTCATAGAACACATGAGGATCTGAGTCTATCTGAAGATAAACTTCATTCTTCTTCAATATTGTCAAATGAGACATGACTATAGGAATCACCTATAGTTATTTATTACTCCTTTCTCTGAGTGAAATTGATACCTTCCATATGATCAAACTCATGTAAAAAGACTCTTGCGGGAAATCCATCTAATTTTACTTTATGATCAACTTTATTTTCATCTTCATACCTTACAACAATTTTTTCTGGCCTTAAAATATTAAAAGATTCGTCAGGAAAAGATAAACATCCCTCTTCACACCAAACCTTTTTATCATATGTCTTGACGATTCTTGGGTTAAAACATGTGATTGTTTCTTCTGTTTCCATATCGATCATCATTATAAACACTCTTTCATTGATACCAATCTGATTCGCGGACAAACCAACCCCTTCATGATGAATCATATTTTCACGAAGTATTTTACTCATCTCCACACGATCTAAGTCGTAACTACATTTTGTTACCTTTTCATGTAGTATCGGATGAGTATTGGGTGTTAGTTGTAATATCATTAGAATCCTGATTGAAATCTCTGCCACTCGATGGCATTTTTGATCTGATATGTGCGACCTGATATATTTCTGATTATCTCCTCAAGAAATTTGAGTGTGACATCATAATACCTTATCTTCATATCAACCTGACTCATTTTCTCATCTGCATCCAAATATCTTTGAATTGCATCTTTTTCTCTAACCTTAAAACTAAAAGGTTCTTCAACATAAACCTCTGCAGGTGCTTTGCCAGTATAGTAATTATGCCTATCAAGTTTGACTTTACTATATTGTTCTCT